GCACTTAGAAAATTACGTTGCTCACAGAATGAACATATTCACACCAGCACGCTTTTTCTTCAAAATCACCTGCAGTACGAAAAAGAGGGCACTTGTGTCCTTCCTAGTACTTGCAGCTTCGCTAGCAGCATTTGTGGGATTCCTCATATTGTTGCTGGCCTTTCAACACGTCGATTATGTTCCGATAGTCGATGTGAACAGTGCCCGTTGGATTGAACAACAACGAGTCACCTACGCAATCCGATCATACTCCCTCATCGAATCATTGGTCATATTGTTTACGTCCATTCTCAACAGACTGGACCTGACGATTAATATGCAACCGGCGATACATATCCTGTCGCCCACCATGCACCAAATGATCATCACACAACGAGAACAGTGTGATTACTGGGATACGGCTTTGCGATTTTACGACGAGCACTTAAAACAATTCGATGACGCAGGCTCTTATTCAGCAATGTTCGTATTGACCGGCACACAAATAGCCGGACTAGCGCACTCTGAATCTAACATCTACTGCCGAGGATTGTCTAGATTGGGCTATGCATCTTTACCCAGGGCTTACCCTAAGTCTTGGCTGAGACGAATCGACCTGATCAATTCGGAACAGCGATTTTACAACAAGATCGCTATGAGACTTGACATGATATACCAACTAGCCGACGAGATAATTGTGGGAGTGTTAGACAACATCATGTGGGTGCTTCGGCACCCATTTCTTTCCACATTCGTTGTTCTGTTAGGTCTCTTTGTTATGATGGCAATCGGCTTCTATTTAAGCACACTCTACCACATACAATGGAGCCGAAAGATTAAAAATTGTGCTTTCGCCATCAGACAATCTGCCCCACTTCTACCTTTTAGGCCAGGCGTAGTTAAAGACGTGTTGAAACGCCGATTAAAGCCTTTGAAGGTAACACCAACACCTGATGGACACCTGTGTATGGCAGAAGTGAGACGGAATATGGAGAGAACTTGCATAGGATTCCTACTGGAGTACTTTAAGCAAGTGCGAGACATCGGAGGATCCCCCACACGCAACAGCCATTATGGCCGTCGCCTCCACATCTGTTGCCCTGACCTGACCGCTATAGACCATGACAAAGTCAACATAGCCAATTATAAGAACGACGTTCAGTGTCACAAATCAATAGATTGCAACGTAGCCAAGCAAATACCAGCTGCCATTATGAGCTACGTGGACTTTCACATACCCATTCACGAAATCGCTGACTCAGTTACCGGCCCAACTCTTGTCATCACGCATGAGTTTAAAGAAGGCATGGATGAAAAGTGGTTTGACGGTGAATGCACAGTGAAAGCTAGTGGCGGATTAGTCCAGATGAGTGTCCGGGGCGGGAATGAGTACAGTCACTATTATCATGACTGGAAAGATGAAGGAGTCATCATCGGAAAATCGCATGCCATCAATTACATCAAGGTGGCTAAATATGAGCACAGCATCGTAATCTTACTCTGGCCAGTAACCGGAACATTCACGAGATACGACCCCAATGCTCTGTTTGACTTGCGTTACGATGAAATCTCATTGCCCGATGGATCCAGCGTCGTCAACACGGGGAAGCACTTCGAAGTAAAGGACAATATGGGTGGGCATCTTGGGCTCATCCCTGTTGACACCATAGTCCGGACTGCGTTCACGGCCAAGGGCATGGCCCGTGATCCCAAATACGTCGCGAATGTTGACGCGCTCCTGCGAGCCCGCTTTACGCAGGATAAGTGTGACATGTCTTTGTTGCCTCAGGCATCTTTGGTCACATATCGATTAGCGGACGACTACTCTCTCACCATGAACCACATGTCTTCGGTCATCGACGGACCAGTGGTAGGACTGACAACGATGCAAAGATTACGCTGCGCCACACTAACCCTTATTAAAGGCTGGACACCGCGCCGCTTTATGCATTTGTATGCGTCCCTATTAAGATGGTGTATCGGCAGTGATCAAGATTCATCCTGGCTGCCGTGGTTGTGGACTGACCACGTGGCGCCCAATTATGAGGTTTACACACCAGGATCACTCAGTCTGATGGAAATCAAGCAGAACAAACAAATGCTCAATGCTCAGCCCTTTCAATTGCCGGGGCAGAGTTGTAGCACCCACTCTGCTCCAAACAACGAGTGCGCTGCCGTCAAACACGTTAGAAAACCAACAGTCAAGCGTGTTAAGGAGAGTACTAAAGACCAGACACCAGCCACATCCTCGACTCACCGAAAACCCTCCCGAGGTGAGCGAAAGAACGACCGCAGTGCCGCGGCCGTTGCCCCAGAACCGACACAGCGATTGGGACCTTCCCGAAGAATTCCCGACCGAGCTGTGCCCAACGCTGGGCGAAGACATCAACAAAGTGGAGGCAGGAATGACGCCAGTGGTAAATCCACGGCGGATCGACGACCTGATCGACGAAATGCTGACAAGGTTAATACCCGAACAACCCCAGCCCTTAACGATAGAGGAATGGGTAAAAAGGTATCCGGCAAATCAACAAGCCGACCTAATAGCAGCCCACGAAAAAGCAAAAGCGTGGTGCATGCCAAAGAACTTCAGCAGCGTCCAAACATTCCTGAAATTAGAAACGTCGACAAAAGCGACGGACCCAAGGAACATAACCCCGAGAGTACCAGAGTTCCTTTCGATTTTAGGGCCTTTTGTGAACAGTATAGAGAATGCAATCCACCACCTCCCATACCTTGTGAAAGGCAAGAACAACTCGGCCCGAGATCGGAAAATATTCCGGAAATTAAACAACTACCAAGTGTTTGTGGAGACGGATTACAGTAGATTCGACGCTTCCTTGTCAGTTTGGTTGCTCCAAAAGATCGAGCGCAAACTGTTTCGAGTCTTTTACCCCACGACACTATTTCCGATATTGGACCTGTACCTCGACCAACTGTTCCATATAACCGGCAAAACCGCGTTCGGTTTACATTACAGCGTACAAGGCACAAGGGCAAGTGGCGATGCCCATACCAGCATTATGAACGGTCTCATCAACCGATTCGCCACCCAATGGGCAATGCAACATGTGCCCAGTCACTTGTGGGCATCCATACATGAAGGCGACGATGGACTAGTCGCATGCGATCTGTCCGTCAAAGACACATGCCTCTACAATTTATCTTGCATTAATCTTCTGGGATTGTGCATGCGGGACGTTTTGGTGCACGAAAGCATACATGATGCCATGTTTTGCGGCAGGTTACTTGTCGCCAATGAACTAGGCACCATAACATCAATTTGCGACGTGCCGAGAACCCTCGCAAAGTATGGATTTACCATCTCTCAGTTAGACCCACTAAGTGCACTAATTGCTAAGAGCTTAAGTTACAACAGCACTGACTCCAATACACCTATAATCGGGCCGCTCTCTTACAAGGTCTTGGAACTCCATAGACCTTTAATCAAGAAAGCCATACGTAAGGTGAAGCGAAGCAGAAGCTTTAGCAATTTCGATAAGGCCCAGATCAGCGTCTACGCGCACCAACTTGGGGGGGAGCCCAATATTTCTCCTCAAGCCCGTGCTGCCGTTGAGCTAAAGTGGGGCATTCCCATGGACACACAAATAGAAATTGAACAAATTATTATGAATTGGTCCTACATACCGAAGACCTGGCCAACAATATTTGTCGATCAAGTCCATGTGGATACAGACGACGTTGCATACTTCAACTGGTCGTCTATCTGGTAAATTCACGGAGTTGCGCCCGTGCCAGTATTAGCAACCGCGTGCTTATGCACTCACATACGGATTGTTAATACAATTTACCATGCCTAACAAGCAAACCAAACGAACAACCAAGAACACAAAACCAAAACAACAACGTCGTAAGCAGCCTAAGGCGCAACGCAATGTCGTATCAACACAAAGTGCCCCCGTTTCGCGTGGACACCGCATTAAGCAGACTGCCCCAAAGATCACAGCCTCCTCCAAAGGGGTTAATGTGGTCCATTCTGAGGCGCGCTCTGTCGCTGTCACCAGTGGCAGTAGCACTGTTGATATGTCTTGGACTCTCTTACCCCAGGGCTCGAACTTTCCGTGGCTAGCAGCCATGGCCATACAGTTTGACAAAATTGTGTGGAACAAAGTTTCTGTGACATTTGTGCCCATTGTCGGCACCAACTTAGGCGGTGACGTAGTAATGTACTTCGACACTGAAGCTGACGACACTAGAGTGACAGATTATGTCAGTGCTTACTCTATGGAGGGAGCAGTGTCAGGCAGAGTTTGGGACATGTGTACCCTACATGCTAAACACGCAGACCTCCACAACCAAAAGTCTTATGCAGCAAAAGGCGAGACTTCCAAGTCCCTCATTGGTTCACCAGGCATGTTTTGCATGTTAGCAACATTGCAGACAGCCGCGACTGCCAATACCATCATTGGTCGCTGGGTAATCAATTATGATGTGACTTTCTTAAAACCGGAAGCAGTAACTGCCTCTTCCTTGCTTTCACTAGCCGGGGAGTTAGATCCCACAGCCATGCGCACCTACATCGAAGCTCATTGGACAGATTATTATACTCACGCTGCTTGCGTGAGCAACTGTCCTTGTTATACGAGTGGAGATCAACATGAACAATGCTACGAAGAAGCATTAGTAGGCGGCATGTGTCTTGTGGACAAAGTAACCGACACCTGCTCCATCATGTGTCCTTGCAATTCACTTAAAAATGCGTCGCTTGGACATAAACACATGATAGGCCACTCCAAGGATTTGATCGAGATGGATAAAACCACCCATGACGCCGAACCCATGGAAGTAGACGATTTGGTGGCCATAAACCAGCAACCCACACTAGCCGATGAGCTCACTAGCCGCGGTTGGGTACTCAACTTGCCGGTCGATAACAACGATGAAATGGCCAAATTTCTAAAAGCTATTGACATTATTGACAAAGTCACCTCCGTCCGCGAAGGGGATCATCATATGTGGAACGGCCAAACTATACACGCCTCATCCACTAGCTCCTCTGACAGCGAGATGGATTAACCCCACATTACACCAGGTGGGGTTTGGGTGCGTAACCCATAGGGACTAGTCCCGGGAACTACGCGGTCACTGTGCGCTATCGGTGC